ATAGTCGCCTAGTGTATATCAGGCAAGAGCATTTGTGCTATCGAGTTCGCCAAAAATTGCGTCATCAAGAATTAACTCAAACAAGATTTCGGTGTTAAACAAGCCGACAGTGACCCGATGTTCACCAGCCGTAATTAAATGTGTGAGCCGTTCCACCGCATAATACTCTGTGACCGAAAGAGGTGAACCGGTGGTATAGGTTCGGGTCACGGTAACGACATCTTGCAATTCAAGAGCGTTTATAGCATCACGGTTAGGTGCGGACATAGCCGAAGTGACCAGCCCTAGATCATCAAACCGATACTGTGGGTTTGCATATAAGCCAACCAAATAGTTTGCCAAAGTTAATGCTTCGCTATCTGATTCAAGCAGCAGATCAGGTAACGAATAGGTTGTGATGCCGAACTCTGTTTGTGAAGCAGCATCGTTAGCAATCTGAACTGTGCCACCTTGAACCGTTGCCTGAATACGGTTATAAAGAAACTCTTGACCGTAAATAACTTGTAATGCCGTATAAGGAATGTTTGAACCTGCGTCAGAGAACTCGGCTGCGACAGTTGCAAACGAAACATCAAGGCGATCAGTGAAAGTTAGATCACCGTTCGCAGCAATAAAGCAAGCACCCTGCTCACTTGTGGCAATCTGCTGTAAATAGGTTAAAGCGTTCGTGTTCGCAGGAATTGTGTATGCACCCAATGTTGCCAAACCTGTAGAGATATTTCTTGTTGTTAATGGGTAGTCAATCTCTGGCAAGTCCAAAAGATAATTGACTCGTGCGCCTGATAATTCAACTGATGGTGTGGTATCTGCTTCGACAACTGTGTTTGCTAACAACACGAAATCGTCTGCTGCTGTAATCGTAACCGTGCTTAGATTGAAGTCATAAACAACATCTATATCGGTGATACGCCCTGTAAACAGATAGTTTGCAGCTGAAGTGACAGTGACTTTTCGGCGTGGCACAACACCGGAACGCCCAGCAGCCGTATCCCAATAAGGAGAATCCTCATTAATCGGGTCAAAGCGTCTGTCGTTGTTCACTAATTTGATAGCGCATTGACCAGCGTTGAATTGTGCGAATTGGTCTTGTCTGCCACGAGTAATCGAAACCTCTTGACAGTATTCGGTGATGTCCACACCCACAAGGTTTCCATCAAGCACATAAGTCGTGTTATCTAAAACGCCTGCATCAACATCGTCAAGCACGAAAAAGTTTGTGATGAAACCTACTTCAGCAAGAACAGTGATCTGCTCGCCAGATGCAAGAGTGGTAGCCATCTATGCCACCGTCAAAGGTAAAGCACCGTTCGTTCGCTCATAACGCTTCAAAGCATTAACGATCTGTGTTCCAATATCTTTACCGTCAGCACCCATACCAGCCGTGACCTGAATGTTGTAAGTGCTACCCATAGAACCCATACGGTCAAGAGGAATAATCGCCTCTGCACCTGCTTCACCGACAAGACCCAACATCGCTTTCGTCACAATGCCACCATTAGCAAATACACCGATTCCGCCACCTAATAATTCTTCAAGTGAAGGAACACGAACATTCTTGAGTTCATCAGGTGTAACAACACCAAAACCAAAATCGAAACCACCACCGCCACCTCCAACACCGGATAAGTCAGGAACGACAACAACTTGATCTGCCTCTGCTGTCGCACGATCTTTTGCAGACACACCTTTTGCTGCTTCACGGCGTTCTTTTTCTGCTTTTGCTAAATCTCTAGTCGCATCAGCCAAACGCTCATAAGCAATAACTCGTGCTTCGGCTGCATCTTTTTCTGCTTGCTCAGCATCACGCAACTCTTTCAACGCTTCCGTATAAGCATCACTTCCGATAGTTGCACCATCTACAAGTTCATTAAGTTTTTGTTGTTCCTTATTAACTTTCGTTTGAGCATCAGCCTGAGCAATAGCAGCATCTTCAGCAGCCAATTTTGCATCAGCCACAGCCCGTTCGGCAGCAGCAATTTCTTTAAGTGTCGGAGTATCTGTGCGAAGTTTAACCAATTCTTTTTCGGCATCTTTAACAGATTTGATTGCATCACGAACATTGAATTTCGATTCAGCCAACCTGATTTCGGCTTCTCGAATTGCCTGCGCTGATGCCTCAGGGTCTTTTCTTAAATCCGCAAGTTCTTTTTCGGCAGCAAGAACAGCAAAATTTGCTTCTTCGACATCGAATTTTGCTTTTTCTAATTTAATTTCACCGGATTCAATATCGAACGGATCAACTTTTTCACGCAATTTTTGTAACGCTTCTTCAGCATTTTTAATTGCTTGGACACTATCGGCAGCAGCGATGTTTGCTTTGATAAGACTTCGTTGAGCATCAGCGACTTCTCTAGTCTGTGTCAGAACTTCTTTACTATTAGAAGCGAAACCTTTACTTACTTTATTAAAGTTTTCTTGTGCTTTAGCAGTAGCAGCAATCGCTTCACGATAAGACTTAGTTGCATTATCAACACCTTTAGTTGCATCACGAACTGATCGTTGTGCAGATGTGACACCTTGAAGGGCATCAATATATTTGCTCAGTTTTTGTGCAGCAGTTTCAACAGTTCCTCCACCAGCAGATGCTTGTTTATTGAAGAAGTCTTGCATATTCGCAGCACCCTTCATTCTCGCTGTGAACTCCAAACTGTGTGCGCTTGCTGATCTGAAACCTGCGCTTGTCTTAGAAAACGGCAAACCCAACACAGCACCATTTAAAGCATTTTGGGCATTTGTAGTCAGATCAAGTTGTCTCTGATACCGGTTTGCAGCGTCAGTCAAATCACGATAAGCCCTAAGATTCGTTGGTGTCGCTGCTGCTTGCGCTCGTAAAGCATCAACAATCTTCTGTGCATACTCAGGTGACTTCGCAGCAACATCACTAAATGCTTGATCTAAATGTTCGATATCTATTTCTGCACCATCAGCAAGCAAAGTGAACTCTTTGCCCAAACGCTTCCCCATCAATGCACCCATAAAATCTACTTGCGAAGCAATATGACCAGCCATCGCAGTAAAATCTTTAACAATATCTTCTGTGGTTGTTCCGCCTTGTCTCCCAAAGTTTGAAGTCGTGATAATCAACTTCTTCAAGTTTTCGTCTGCTTCTCGTGCCTTACCACTAAAACTATTCCAAGCAGTTTGCGCTACAAGTGCAGCAGCCAAGAAACCCAAACCTTTAACTGCTAAACCTGTGGCTGTAGCAAAACCTGTTTGAATCGCTGTTGCTGTCTGTGTCGCCAACATATTTTTAACAGTTTCAATTTTCATTATCGCTTGATAAGCAGCATTAAGTTTCAAATAACCATTCGCTAACAAAATTGCACCCGACAAAACCGATACGGCAGCAGCAAAAACACCGAAAATAAATTGGTTATTTTCTACAACCCCAACCAAGTTTTGAAGAACAGGAATCAAAAGATTCACAACCGGAAGCAAAGTTGCACCAAAACTTTCCTTCAATTCATCGGCACTATTTTTTAACAACGCAAATTGACCAGCAGTTGTCTTTGTTGCATCAACAGCAGCACCACCAAAAGTAGCGGTCAGTTGTTGGTAAATCTGATCTAACGATGCACCTTCTTTAATGTTTTCTGTTACCGCCGGCGTAAGTTTTTTTAACGCCATCAGATTTCCATTTTCAGCCTTAGCCAACGCATCTGTTACAGCAATTAGCGGTGTTCCTGTAGCCACAGCAATATCCATCGCCAAAGCCAAAAGTTTTTGTGACTCAGTAACATCTTTTGTGCCTTGAACAAGATTCGCTAATGCTGGTCGCAACTCACTATCGGTGAAGGTACTAACTTTTGTGAACGAACCAATTTGTTTTTCGACTTCAGCAATTTGTGTTTTGGTTGCACCGGTCACTTGATTTAATACTTGAGCAAGTTTTGCTTGTTCCGCTTGATCTTCGATGGCTGCCTTAACAGCGAAACCTGCTGCCGTAGCAATACCAGCCAACGCTGCTGCTGCTGGTAAGGCTGCTTTCTTCAAAGCAAATTGTGCTTTTTCGCTGGCTGATTCCAACCTTGAAAATTCTTGAATCGCTTTCGATATTCCTTTTGTATCGAAA